AAGTGTCATGTTAAGTAATTTAGTTAATTCTGATTTATATAAGCATTTGAAAGATGTTGCACAATTTGTCTCATATATAATTTCTATCGTTGGGGTAATTGTAATATATATGAATATCAGAAAGTTTCGGATTGATTCTGAGCAAAGAGAATACGACATTTCCTTTAAAAGAAAAGAAATTTCTGTTGAAATATTGCATAAGTTTGCTAATGATATTATTCCTGAAATTGATGAATTCGGTAAAAAAATTAGAACTGAACTTCCTTTAGAACAACAACATAAATTAAATGATGTACCAGAATCAAAAAAAGATGAGATATTGATTAATGTATATACAAATTGTGGAGCTATTACAATATTTAATAAATTGGAACAAGTATGTGTATATATAGAAGCTGATTTAGCAGATGAAACATTACTTTATAGCCCTATGCATGTGTTAGTATGTGAATTTGTTGATAATCATATGATTTTATTAAATAGGTTAAAGGAAAATAATATACCTTATCAGAATTTGACTGAAGTGGTGCGTAAATGGCAAGCTAATGAAAAAAATGCTGAAATAGATAAACAAATTAAACGACTGGAAAAGTCTCGTCCGGAAATTTGAGCAAGTTATTTGTTTTTTTTAAGAAAAAGAATGAAAATAATCATAAGGGGATGATAGTTATGGTAGAACAATTATTAAAGATGAGTACAGATGATATCAGAAAAGAAAATAACCAACTAATTGAAGAATTAAAAAATAAAGGTAATGAAAGTTTAATAAAGAAATAAACACTATTTTATTGAAGCGCTACTAAAAATATAAAATTTTTAGTAGCGCTTTTTTTACAATGAAAATTTTGGCGGAAAGTTGGCGGTTTTTATACGAATTTGAGTGCTAATATAGTAACATCGAAAGTCAAAGAAATGGACACATTACACACTTTCTCGTTTAGTCACCGTTTACTTTGACTTTCGATGGTCACTTGCAGACTATACGTTCTCAAAAAACAAAAAGTGAGGTGAAATCCCTCCCTTATTTTTCTACAGGTTTGCAAGGGATAACACTCTTGACCGAACTCTAGTTCGTTAGTATAATAAGAAGTATAATCCTTATGATTATACCTGCTAAAAAGAAGTCAAGAAAAATGCTTGTTTTTCTGACTTCTTTTTGATTTAATTATTGTAGTGGGTATAATTAAATAAGGAGTGTTTGTATTCAATGAGAGATGTAAATGTAGATATAGCTAATTTTAATTTAACTTTTGGAAAAGAAAAACTACCATTACTTACGCATTTCGAAGATTTTATATTTCCAGCTTTTAAAAGTGGTTTGGTAAGAGAAGTAGATGGAACTAAATATATGTTTGAATCAGTTAAGTTGATTGAAACAAATGAAGGACTAGCTATTAAAGGTTTTTTGGTGAAAGATACTATGTTAGAGGTAAAATCTCAGTACGAAGATGGTAGATTAATTGAAACCGATAAGCTGTATCCATCCGCGCCCTATTCACTTTTTTGTATGTTGTTAAAAAATCACAGAATGATTTTAGTACCCAACCAAAAAGGAAGTCCAGACTTGCGTAGTTTTAATGTAACTGCTAGAACTATTTTAAAAATGTATAGAAAAGAAGAGAATAAAATACGTGAAAAAACAAATAAAGAATTAATTCCTTATTTTGATTTAAGAGTAACGGGTCTGCCTAGTAAAAAAGAACTGTTGGAAGAATTAAAAGGAGTAAAAAAAATAGATTCTTTAAAGATAAGATTCTATCCTTTGAATGGTGAAGATATTAATAGTTTTGATGTTATCAATGAGGATATTGTACGTATAAGAGAGCTGGTAGGAAGTAACACAGGGAACCTTACTTTGAATTCTCCAGAAAACAAAAGAAAAACTGCTGAATTAGTTGAAGAATTAGGTGATACTGTGGATGCAACTTTAAATGTAGAATATGCTGATAAAAGTAAAGGGAAAATAAAAAATAATAGCTTTGCTGAAAAACGTGTATTAAGTATTGATAGTAATCAAGTGAGAGATGATGATCAGAAAATTATTGAAGATATGGTAGAAGTTCCTAAACTGGTTAAAACATCAGATACTAACCAAAAAACTTATAATAGGTTCATAGGAAAGTTAAAAAAACTTCTTAATGGATAGGAGAGTTTTTAATTGAAACAAAAAATAGAAATAAATAAAACAATAGAAGAAATAGAAAAATTAGGTGAAATAACTTCTTCTAATGAGCTCATGAAAAGAAGTTTGAAAAAATTTTGTTCTATCAATAATCTTAAAAAGAATAAGAAACTCTATTGTATATTGGCTATAATAAGCTTTGTTATAACTATTTTGTTGTGTTTTCAGAATGACAAGATGAACCATGTAATAACGATAGTTTCATATATGAATGATTTGTTTCTTGGTTTGTTAGGTATTGTTTTTGCTGGGTATGCGTTATTTCAAGCTTCTCTGAGTGACAGGTTATTAAAATTAATGGTTATTAAATCTAAAAAAAAACATTCAGATGATACTAGCTTTAAATATACGGAATTAAATGAAAGCTTTTTTTCTTTAATGTGCGTATATATTGCTGTTATTTTTTTGAATGTACTTAATTTTATGGTATTAAATAATGGTGAAAGGCTAATAACGTGGTTATATATCCACTGTCAGTTGATTCTATATGTATATTTCTTCTTTTATAGTCTTTGCATATTGTCAGCTTTATTAGAATTAAAGTTTTTTGTTTTTAATTTATATAGTTTGATTAATACTAGTGTTGCAAATGAAATACTATATTCTGTAAAATCAGAATTAAGTAAATCTAATGGAAATAATAATGAAAAAGAAGATCACAAATGAGTGATCTTCTTTTTGTGTATAAAATTATACCTATTGTGTTTGAATTAGCAAAGGGCAAGTGGCACTTCAGTGGAATATAGCTCAGTTGGTAGAGCATGCGACTGTTAATCGTAGGGTTATGAGTTCGAGTCTCGTTATTCCAGTAAGTAGCTATGCTACTTAAATAAAAAAATCGTCAATAAGTCAAATGTAACTACCTTTACGATCAGATGACGGTTAAGATTTTCCCTCCTATCTGAGACTGCATTTTCACCGTGCAGTCTTTTTTATATGCTTAATTTTAAATTAGGAGGTGAGGTTATGGGAATGATACCTCGACATATATCGCAACCGTTCTATAAATCTAGTGCGTGGCGGAAATGCAGAGCTGGTTACATTAACTCGGTTGGGGGATTGTGTGAGAGATGTATAAAGAAGAACAAAATTGTTCAAGGCTATATGGTCCACCACAAACAACATCTAAACGAAAAGACTATACATGATCCAACTGTGTCGCTTTCGTGGGATAATTTAGAATACTTATGTCTTGATTGTCATAACAAAGAGCACTTCTCCAAAGAAAAAATAATTAATGATGATGTTATGGTTGATTCGAGTGGAAATCTTATCCCCCGTTCAAATCAGAAAAAATAAATTGGTTAGGGAACGGGAGGGGAGCTCCGAAAAATACACAGGGTGATTCCATATAACCCCCACCCTTGAAGAAAGGAGGATTTAGATGGATGATAGGAAGAGGAAGCGTCTAGTAACAAATGAGATAAAACGATTAACGAGTATTTTTAAGGAAGTTGATAGCAAGAAGCAACGAACAATAAAAGGGTTGATTGAAGAATCGGCGTTCATGAAGGCAACACTGCTTGAATTAAAAGAAATTATTCAAAATGAAGGTGTAATTAATGAAATGCCGCAAGGTGAGTATTCAATTATGCGTGAACATCCTGCTTTGAAGTCATACAACACAACTATTCAACGATATACGACAGTTATTGAGAAACTTCTCGCGTTGTTGCCTAAGGATACTCCTAAAACTGACGATGGTTTATCTGAATTCAGCGCCTTTCTAAGTGAGAGGGAGGATTGATATGGACTATCAAGAAACGAACATTTTTAAATACTGGAAAAGCTTCAGGCAAAACGGTGGAAGCACAGTAGTCTCTTTAAAGATATTCAAACTATACAAAAAGCTAGTCGTCGATCTGGAAAATACAGATAGCGACTATTATTTTGATTTAAAACGCGCGAAACATCCCATTGACTTTATAGAAAAGTTTTGTCACCCGTCAAAAGGGAAACAAGCGAACAAACCTTTAAAGTTAATGCTTTGGCAAAAGGCAATGATTGAAGCAATATTTGGATTTGTTGATATCGAAGGCAATAGGAAATATCAACGAGTATTTCTGCTTATAGGTCGTAAGAATGGTAAATCAGCAATAGCTTCATCAATTGGATTGTACATGATGATTGCTGATCAGGAAAATGGTTCTCAAATTTTAGCAACAGCTGCTAAGAAAGATCAAGCAAAAATTATTTGGCAAGAAGCGAAATTAATGGTTAAAAAATCGCCAGCGCTTAGAAAAATGATTAAAGCCAGAGTGGCTGACATGATAGCTGAATTTAACGATGCTGAATTTAAGCCTTTAGCTAGCGATTCAGATAGCTTAGACGGTTTGAATGCTCATTGCTCATTGATGGATGAAATTCATTCATGGAAAGGGCGTGGTGGACGTCCGTTGTATGACGTAATTGTTGATAGTATGTCGGCTCGGGAGCAACCACTTATTTTAATTACTACAACTTCTGGAACAACCCGTGAAGATATCTTTGATGAACTTCGTGAAGAAATGGGAGATATCATTGATGGATGGGATAATGATGAGGGCTATCATGATGATCGTACAATTCCATTCATGTATGAGTTAGATAATCCAGAAGAATGGCGAAACGAAGAAATGTGGGTCAAAGCCAATCCAGGAATCGGCGTTATCAAAAAATATCAATCATTAAAAGAAAAAGTTGATTTAGCGAAACAGAATCCTTGTATGGTTCGAAATATGTTGTGTAAGGAATTCAATATCAATGAATCTGACACAGATGCTTGGTTAAGCTTTAATGATTTCAACAACGAATCAACTTTTAATGTTCAGGAGCTTAAACCACGCTATTTTATTGGTGGTATCGATTTGTCAGCGACAACCGATTTGACTTGTGCTACCGCAATGTTTGCCATTAAAGACGAGCCTAACAAGCTTTATATTATGCAACAGTACTTTATGCCAAGTGACTTGTTCGAAGAGCGCACAAAGGACGATAAAGTGCCTTATGACAAGTGGAAAGATCAAGGTGTTATCACTCTTTCTGGTGATAGTAAAGGTGGAGAAGTGACTATGTATTGCTTATATCAAAGACCAATTAATTCAAAAACGGGTAAACTAGAAGACAACGGGGACCATTGGGCAACGTTCTTTTGTAACGGAGTATCATGTAGAAGATTGTATCATGGGGATGAAACAAACGTGATTAAAGATGTCTATAAAGCAAATAATGGAAAAGAAATTCCTTTTTTTGAAGAAGATAAATGGAATAAGAACGCACCGTGGTACAAGCGATTGGAAACAGTGTGTCCAGTAGTTAAATAAACTTTTTTAGGCCTGTCTAATAAGTGACAGGCCTTTTTTATAGTTAAATAATACCTAACCTTGACTCTTCTTGACTATATCTATACTATTATTGATTATAATATTAAAAGGAGTTGCGATATGGATACAAAGATAGATTTAGAAAATGCCACATATGATTCTTATTACTGGAAAAAATTAATGATAATGAATACATGAGAACTGAGAATGTTTTGGAGTCTACGCGTGATAAATGGATAAGATTTCCTATAAAAGGAATTTCGAATGAAAAGGTGGATTTAGTTGTTATTTTAAAAGTTAGTAAAAGTACAGAAGCCTATCCTTTTTTTGCTAAAACTAACACAAATAAAGTATTAAAAGCCTTTCCTTTTACTTATTTTAAGGCTAATCAGCTTACATACTGCATGGGTAGATATTCAGAATTTAAAGTACCTAAAGATAGTATTATTGGATTAACTGCTAATCATTTTCCTGACCCTGGAACGATTGTTAAAATCGATTCGTTGCGTATTCGAAAAACGACTTTTCAATATGGTGAGGGGACTTACGGACGATTGGTGCATGTATCAGGTACAGACTGGGAAAACGACATTACAAGATTAGTCGTTGGCAAATACTGTAGCATTGCTGTAAATGCAACTTTAATTAGAGGTCAACATAATTATCAAGCTGTGTCTACCTATCC